ATCTGAAAGCATCTCTAACTGCTTGTCTTATTCTATTATCTAAGCCATCAGTTTCAACATCAAAAGCAGGATTCAAGAAAGGTTTTGCTCCCATCTTGCTTGTTCCATATTCAATATAATTTGCATATTCAACATTAGTTCCAACTTCTGCTGTTGCATTTGTGCTTACTTTTGCTAACTTTGTATTAATAGAGCCTAAAAGCCTTCCAGTATCTACAGTTTTATTATTTTTGATATTCTGTTTTGCTGTACTTTCCACACTGAGAGCTGTGTTATTAAGTTCTTGAACAGCAGCAATTAGAGCTTGCTCTCTTGAATTTTCTAAATTTCTTGTAAATGAATCAAAGTTAGTATTTATTTTGAATCTCATTTAAATCAGCTCCAGTTCATACATGAATATTTCTGTATAATCAGTTTCATAGAACTTTTTATATTTTTTGTTGTTATATTCAACTATAAAATCTTCTGGCTCTATTCTTTTTTCTGTAAACAGTTTTAATATTTGATGTGATATAATTCTTCCATTAGCATCAATTAATTTAGTAGTTATTGGAGCAATCTCACAATTAATTGAGCCATAATAAACTTCTTTATACTCTCCACCACCCATACCATCTGGCACAAATGTTTTTGAATATAGATTTACTTTTGCATCTTCATTCATTAAAACAGCCTCAGTTTATTTGAGTTTTCTTTGATGTATTTATCAAGAGTTACAATATATTCAGATAAGATATTTTCATCAAAATCTTTTCTAATAACATCTATCTGTTTAGATTTAATTCCCTCTGCTCCAATTTTTCTAAATCTTTTAATTGCTATCTCTTCTGCCATCCAAGAAAGCTTGTTAGGTAATACATCTGAGTTAATGTAAGTGCAAACTAGATTAGATGCATCATCAAATAAAACTGTTAAAAGTTCATCTTTGTTCCCATCATTTAATCCAAGTTTAATTTTTATTCTATTAAGAGCATTAATCTCAGATTCTTTAGGGAAGTTGAAAGTGTTAATCATTTTATCAACTCCTTGTAAAATAAAAGCTCTAGCATTGAGCCAGAGCTTAATAATTATTTATTTAATTATTTAGAAGCTTTAGCAGCTCTAGCAGCAAATGATGGAACACATTTAACAACTGCATCTGGTAATAATATTTTAGTTCCAGCAACTGTTAATCCTCTTACTCCATCAGCAAAGTCAGACTCTAATCTCATTGCTTCTACTTTATCTATTTGTTTTCCAAATCCTATAGCAGACTTATGAAGAACAACTATTGCAGCATCTCCATTATTTAATTCTTCTGAATATACTAATTGGCATCCATTTATTTTTGAGCCTTCTAATATACCATTTTCTAATATAGTATAATTAGCTGTAAATCTTGGGTCTAATTGTAATTGTTCTAATATCTCAGAGTTTATTACTGCAAATCTATCAGACTTACTTACTTTCTTTTTATTTAAAGCTGTATTACACTTAACTATTAAGTCATAAGCATTTTCATTAGTTCTTGTTACTTCATTTTTAGTTGTTAAAGCTTCTGTTAAAACAGCCTTATCTAATTCCTCTTGCATTTGTACTCCAGCTCTTTGCATATGTGGAGTCATTAAATTTCCTGCTGCTTGTATAGCATCAACATCTGATACTTTAAAGTTAAATTTCTTTTTTATATCCATATTTAATTCAACTTTATCTAAGCTTAATTCATCCCAAGAAACAGTTCCTTCATAATCTGTTACAGCAACATCTGCAACATGATTAAATATTATCTTGTTACCTTCTATTTTTTCTGGAGCTGTTGTTATAACTTCTGCTATTGATTTCTCATTAAACTTAGTTAATAAAGCTGCTTCCCATATTTGTGGTATAAAAGTTTGTACTGACATTGAATTGATTCCTTTCTATGCTGCATGTGTTGCAGCTCCAGCATGACTTGCTGGTTACCTTTTTGAATTGATTTTTTAGATTTGATTAATTGATTTGATTAATTGATTTGATATATAAAAAAGCTGCCAGACTTTATGTCAGACAAGCTGATTTAACTGAGTTATATGCCTCTTTTTATAGCTTCTTGAACTTCTGCCCATCTTGCTTGTACTTCTGCTGTAGACATTGCTCTAACATCAGCCATTGTAAGAGTTCCTTTGTTACTTAATGGAGCTGCTGCTGGAGATTTCCCTTTCATTCTTTCATCAAGAGCTGCCTCTAATGCTGCATTCCATTTTTCTTTGAATGTATTTATATTATTGAAAGTAGATTCAGCATCTTTAGTTATTAAATACTCTGCAAATTCAACTGGTAAATTATTTTGAGCCAGTTGCTTTGATGTTTCATTTAATAATTTTTCTTTCTCAAAAGCTGCCTTCATCTCTTCAAATTCTTTCATTTGTTTTTCTAATATTGCTTTTTGTCTTTCTGATTCAGACATTTTAGCCAGCTTTGCAGATTCTTCTCTTTCTCTTTCTATCTGTGCTGCTAAGTCTTTTTTTTCTCTAGCCAGTCTTTTTTCTATCATCTTGTTTACTTCATCTTGAGTAAAAGTTTTTACTTCTGGCTCTTGTGGAGCTTGTCCATTATTTGTTTCTGGAGCTTGTGGCTCTTTAACTTCTGTGTTTTGTATTTGATTATTTTCCATTCTAATTCTCCCAAGTTTAAAGTCTGTGTAGACTGTAGAATGATTAGCCATGTTATTTCTTTAAAGCCTAACAATCAAGTAAAAAAGGCATAAAAAAGAGAGCCTCATAAAAGCCCTCAGTTGATTTGCAAGGTATAAATACACACAAAGTATTTTTAAAAGCTCTCTGTGTGCATTCTAGAGCCTTGCTATTTTTTTATAATTATTTTATAGGTTACAATTTCATCCATACTAGCATTCACATCAATAGATTTTACTTTGAAATTATAGTTTTCAAATCCAGTTAAGAAGTTTTCTATCTTAATACATGCTGAATCATTTTTAATAAAGTTATTTATTATTGCAGAGAATGCTTCATCATCTTTTAAATAGATACCAGTACATTCTATATACCATTCATTTTCATTAAATATTGCTTTTAACTCTTGTTGCCCACCTATTGGCTCATAACCAAATAGAGTCCTCACCTTTGCTAGTGCTTCTGTTCCTAATATTACTTTATTCATTAATTAGTCATCACCTTTTAATTTTATTTTTGCACAATAAAAGAGCAGCTGTTGATGCTGCCCTTATTTTGTATCTTTGCTATTAAGTTCTTTCATAAACTCCTTAAACTGTTCTTTTGCCCAGTCTGGAGCATCTTCTTTTATAGTCCAGTTAAATAAATCCATATTGATATATTGTTCTATATCTTTTATATCATAAACCATTTACTTTAACTCCTTATTTAATATTTTTAATATCTCTTTAGCCAATGGAGTTGCTTTATCTCCTTCTGTTAATGCCTCAGCAAAAGCCTCAGCCATACATTCATCTTTTCCAGTTGTAGCATATCTTGATATTGCTCTAACTGCACTTGCTGCTTCCTTTGCATCATAACCAAGATTGTTAATTGCTTCATCAACTACTTTTGGAGCAAATTTGTTCCAGTCTTTTATTCTCTCTATCATATGAGAACATTCATGAGTTATAGTATGAATTCTCTTTGCTTTATTTTGGTTATAGTATAAAGAAGTAGATAATTTTAGAGTTCCATAATAACTTACAGAAGCAATAGCTCTTCCCATATCAGATGCTGTTGTTATTTCCTTCATAGAGCCTTTAAGTTGTGGGTACATATTAAATACTCTATCTATAGAACTTATTGTATCATTTATTATTTCTTGAGTCAGTTTTCTTCCCCAGTTTACTTTCTCAAATCCAAGATTTTTAATAGCATATTCAGTTGCTGATTTTTTATCCTTAAATTCAAGATGATTTATCTCTGGAGCAGCTGCATCTGTTTTTGTTGGCTCTTTCTCTATTATATCTATAGGAGCTTTTCTGTTTACTATAGGAATTATTGTACTCCTGCAATTAGGATGCATAGGAGGCAGATTAGTTCCTGCTTGAGCCTCTCTAATATCATAAACCATATTATCAAGTGTCTTACATTGTCTTGATGTTCTATTATCTATGAAAGCCAAAAATTGATATTGTTCTATTCCTGCATCTTTATAACCATTCAAATGGCCTTGAGTCATAGCATAATTAGTTTCAGTTCTTACTAATCTTTCTGCTTGATAATATAAAGTATTACATCTATTCATTAGGTCCTTAGACATATTTTGAATAGAAGAGCCTTTAATAATTCCTTTAACTAAATCATCATTAATATAATTTAATAGCTGGTCCTTATTTCTCCAGATTCTATCTGAAAACATTGCACCAGCATAAGGATATTCTATTATTTCTCTAACAGCTCTTGTTGGAATAACTACATTAGAATTAACTCCAAGTCCTTCTAAAGCAGCAGCATATTCTCTTCTGTA